ACGTGGTAGTTGACGCCGACAGTGATCGTCTTGCTCTGAATGGCGGCGATCCGGTTCGCGAGGTCCGTCGCTGCCTGCGTGGCCTGCGCGGTGTCCACGGTGATCTCGGTCTTGCGCTGCTCCGGGATGCCGTAGATCTGGTTGGCCAGGTTCTGTGCCTGTCCGGCTGTGAGGCCCATCTGGGTAGCCGTGTTGATGAACTGCTGCCGGAGTTCGGCGTCCTTGGCCGACACCTGCCCGGCCGTCGCGCCCTGCTTCTCCATAGTCGCGATCAGCGTGTTGTCGGCGCTGGCGATCTGCGTCATCGACTGCCACAGGGCCGCGCCAGCCTCGGTGTGCAGATTGACCGCCCCGGTCGCATCGACCAGGGCACCTTTCTTCCCCTGTAGCGCCGTGGTGGCGGCTCCCACCGCGGTAGTTACCGCCACCTCGGCGTCTCCGAGGGAGACCGCCTTGCCGGTAAGCGCATCGAGCGCGCCTTTCAGCAGGTTGATCTGGGTGTTGCCCGCACTCGCGGCGTTGGCCAGGTTCTGAAGGCGGGTCTTGTTCTCCTCCTCGGCAACGCTGGACTTGTCCAGGGCGGCGTTGAGGAGGTTCTGCTGACGCTGTGCCTCGGAGGTCTGTTTCTGGTACTCCGCCATTGCTTTGGCAGCGCCCGCCGTGTCGCCCCGGGACAGTGCATCGCTCAGGTCGTTTTGCGCCTGAGCCGCAAGCGCCTGTGCGCGGTGGAGGGGGTCCATCGCGGCAAGCAGGTCCTGAGTCTTCTGCTTGGCCTCTTCGCTGTTGTGGTTCACCACCGACAGCGCGCCGCCGTAGCCGAGCAGGCTACCCACCCCGCCCAGGAAGCCCGACGTGAGCTTGTGGACACCATTGTCGGTGGCGTCCATCTCGGCGGCTGCCTGCCGAGCGGCCGCACCACCTTTCAGGAGCGCCTGCGCCCAGTTGGTGATGTCCTGCTCATGGGCAACGAACAACGCGCCAGCCAGCGCGACCCCGATGCCCAGGCCCGGCAGTGCGGCGCCGAGGCCAGCGATCGCAGATGCGGCGCCGCCAGCGGCCCGGCTGACGAGTGGTATCTCTTTCGCAGCCAGATTCCCGAGCACGGTCGCGAAGCTCTCCAATGGACCGGAGAGCAATGAGACGACCTTGAAAGCCGCAAACCCCAGTGCAACCTCGGGCAGCACCGGCGCGATGAGGTGCAGGACGTCACTGACCACGCCCAGAACGGCAGCCAGCGGCGGCAGGATGGCCGCACCGAGTTCGCCACCCACGGCCATCAGGTCCCCGAGCGCGGGCAGGACAGCGTGGAGAACGTCTCCCAAGGACGTGAACACCTGGCCGAACGCGGAGGCGTGCTCGGACAGGATCTGGAACGTCTGACCCAGCCCGGTGCCGATGCTGGTCAGGAAGTTCTTGAGCCCGTCGAACACGGGCCCACCGCTCTTGATCATTGAGATCAGGCCCGGCATCGCACCCTGCGCCAGGCCGATGATGCCGTCCGTGACGCCCTGAATGGCGGGGCCGACGTTGTTGAACAGGTCCCGCATCTGCGGGGCGAGCCCGATAGCGGCACCCTGCAACTTGCCCAGGGCCAGCGTGAGCTGGGGAATAGCGCCATCGGCGACGCCCGAGTAGGCCGTCTTGACCTGATCGAACATGGACTTGGCCGAGGCGGCCACTTCCTGCTGGTTACGCAGGAACACCGCCGCGATCCCTGCTGCTGCCACGCCGGCCGCGCCGACGATTGCCGGGCCACCGAGCGCCAGGCCACCGGCGATTGCCGCCGCGATCAGTGGGCCCATGCCGCCGGCCGACGCTGCTGCCGACTTCTGCGCGTCCTTGGCCGCTACGTCGACTTCCGCCAGCTTCGCCAGCGCAGCCGTGTTGTCGACGTCGACATTGACCTTGATGTCGCCGCCAGTGAGCCCCGAGAGTTCGAGCTTGGCCTTCTCCATCCCCCGACGAACACCGTCGGCGATGTCGTCCTCGAGGGTCTTGCCGATCCTCCGGCCGATCGCTTCTGCTGCGGGGGTGACCTGCGCGGAGAGCTTCTCGTCCCAGCCGCGGGCATCGGGGATGACGGTTACCAGGACCGATCCGACGTTGATGCCATCGGCCACGACGCACCCCCCCTATCCGGTTGCTCGCAACCTGCTCAGGTACCGGACATTGGCGTCGGACTGGACTCGCTTGAGGCGGCCCGGTCGGGGCGTCGGCTTCGGCTGCGGGTAGTTCTCGCTGCCAGCGGTGCGGGCCACCACGAACCGCAGCCACGCCACCTCATCGGTGAGCGCCGCCAACTGGTAGTTCGTCAACGCCCACGGCCCGAACTCGACCGGCTGATCCGGCGACGCCGTGACCAGATCCTCGAGCTCGGTGTTCGCCGCATCCCGCAGCTTGGTCTGCGTCGCGGAGTCCACCGGCAGTTGCTTGACCAGCACCCACAGCCGCCGATAGGACAACCCGCCGCGCCACAAATCCCGCAGATCAACGCGGTAGTAGCGCAGCAGGTCGGCCTCTACCGCCTCCGCGTGCTCGGCTAGGAATCCGCGGAGGCTTCGGATTTCCCCGGGTCTTCACCGAGGAGACGCCACATCTCGGCGATGAAGGTGTTGATGTGGCGGTACCGCTTTTTACGGGATAGCCAAATCGCCTTCGCATCGTCGTCGAGAGACAGATCGACCCACTCGGGGATGCGACCGGCGGTCAGCGCCTCAAGGGCGCCCTCAAACCACTCCGACGGACGGGGGACGAGGATGTCCACCGATCCCTCGTCGGTGGCCAGCGGGACCAGCACACCTTCCGGGGCGACGGCGGCCTCAGCCTCGACCGCCTTCAGCGCGCTGCTCACAGGCCCTGCACCACAGCGTCAAGCAGCCACGAACGCTTCACAGCCACACCCGCCGAGTTGGGGTAGGCCGTGATCGTCACGCCGTACTCGGTGATGGAGTCCGTCTTGCGAACCACGGGCTTGCGGGCGGTGATCTCCGCCTGCGGGCAGTAGATCCGCTCATGGTTTGTGCCCTGGAGCAGGTCGAAGCAGACGGCGCGGATGTCCTTGCTGCCCGTCGTGTCGTCGGTGACGGTCAGGAGCTGACCGGACGCGCCGCCCGTGGTCGTGGCCACCGCGATGGCCGGCGTGGTGCCACCCGTGAAGGTGCCGACCGCCACGATCGAGGGAACGTTCGTCGCAGCCAGTGCGCCGACGAACGTCACCACGTACGAGGTGCCGGCAGTGCCTGTGACGGTCGCGTTGCCCGCACCGATCGTGGACAGCGCCTGGAGCGCGGTCTGCACGGCCGAGGTCGAGGCGTTGTAGGCCAGCGCCGGGGTCGTCTGCCCCTGGAAGGTCAGCGAGAACGTCCCGCCAGTCGGGCCGCCGCTGATCGTTACCGTCTGCACCTCGTTGACCCCGGAGCCAGACGGGACCAGGGCCGCCCCCTGCTTGTGGTACCACCCCAGCACGTTCGGGTTCGTCTCCAGGAACGAGACATCGAAGGTGTGTTTCTGGTCAGTGATGACCGACCCGAAGACGGCGATGCTGCCCCACCGCTTGAACTCGACGCGGGTCTCGGCCGGGTTCTCCGACAGGCCCGCCGTCGAGATCGCCCCCAGATCAGTCCAGGGGTTGGTGAGCGCCGCCATGTTGTCGGTGCCGGACGAGTTCGGCGGCGCCACGGAGGCGATGCCCTGGGACATCGCAAGGATGAAGTAGTTGTCGACAGCCATCGCTGCGATTCCTTTCGGGGACAGGCCAAGGAACCCCGGGCCGGACGGCAGGGGCTGGACGTAGGAGGGAGTGACTAGCTGGGGTACATGACGTGCAGGACGTGCGAGCATCCGTACTGCCGGACCAAGTTGTCCGCGTAGGGCCGCCAAGCGGGCCCGGAGACCGTCTGGGCCTTCGTCACAACGGTGCCGTCAGAGAGCGTCTTGCCGGGCAAGGAGCGCACCCAGCGGTCCACGGCGGAGGCTAGGTTCATCGCGGCCAGGTCGCCGTCCGCGAAGCACTCAAAGCTCAGCGTCGGGGCGTCGAACCGCGGGAGGTCATCAGAGGACGCCCCGCCGAGGCGCATCACCCGGACGACTGGCAGAACCGATGCAAGATCGCCGGGGGTCTCAGTGACGAACCGGGACGACGTCGCGGTCGAACCGGGTCCGATCAGCAGCGCCTCAATCGACATCCGACGACTCGCTGAGCGCCTTCACAAAGTGGCCCTTGGCGTCCCGCTTCGGCAGTTCGACTCCCGCCTGCTCGGCTAGGTCCATGAGCTCGGACTTCTTGAGCGCCGCCAGGTCGTCCTCGGTGACCGGAACGGCCCACCGCTTCTCGATCAGCGTCAGAGCCTCCACGTCCGACACGGCGACGGGCTCACTGCCGAACTCCTGCACGGCGCGCCAGTAGGTACAACGAATCAGCGGCATGTCAGCCCCTCGCGGCGTCAATGGAACGCCCCAGCACATGCTGGGCGTCGATGGTCTTCTTGCGCGTGCGGAAGTTTGAGAACTCGATCGCAGCGGCGTGATCGGACGAGTTGGTCACCCGGGCGAAAGCGCGCTTACCTGAGAACCGGTACAGAACGCCGGACGACACCTCGAACGAGTCCTTGTAGTGCTCCAGCTCCGTGCCGGGACCCACAGGAGCCAGGGCCCGGGCAGCGTCCGCGATCTTCTCGGCGCGCCCACGCATGTGGTCCTGCATGGAGACGGAAGCCAGCATCTCGCCGATCCCCCGATGGTCCGGCTCGTAGGTGCTCATCCGGTCACCCGCTTCAGTCGGACCTCAACACCGGGACGCCACCCCGTGAGCGGGTGCTGCCAGTCGTTGGGGGAGCCGTCGACCTCGTAGGTCTGGCCGGCCACCTGTACGGCGTCGATCGCGCCGACGACCGTCCCGGCCGGCAGGTACACCGACGGCTGG